TGGCCGCCGGCGGACAGCTCCGCGAAGCGCTCGTCGGTCAGCTCGACCTCCTCCCCCACGAGATGCACCGCGAGGGTCTCGCGGTCACGGTACGGGTAGGTGACCAAAGCGATCATGGATGCTCCTTAGGGTTGCCTAGGCGGTCGGGGCGATGGTGCCCTTGACCACGAAGTCGATGTACTCGGCGAAGAACACGAGGCCGACGTAGGCCACGGTGTCGTAGGTCAGGCTCTTGAGCTCGGGCGAGTGGGACACGGCGATGTAGCCGCTCTCGTCGGAGTAGAAGCCGAACAGTTCGTCGCCGTCGGTCGGGGCGACGTAGACCTTGATGTTGTCCTTGACGGTGGCGTAGATCGTGCCCGCGGCGACGGAGCCGGTGGACACGAGCGTGCCGAGACCTGCCCAGTTCTCGATGTAGGAGATGCCGAAGGCGCTGAAGACCTCGGACTCGCCGATCTGCTTGGCGAAGTCGACCGGGTTGGCGAAGTAGACGGTCTCGCCGCTGCCGAAGCCGTACTCCTCGGTGAGGTTGGACAGGGCGGCCCAGGCGTTGGCGGCGGTGGCGACGAGGCTCTTGCCGGTCGCGGCCGTGGTGCCCTCGGCGCCGAGCGCGGCGACGAAGTCCTTCTTGATGTTGCGCTGCATGTCGGAGATCATCGCGGCGTCGGTCTTGTCGACGGCGCCGTCGTAGCCGCGCTTCTTGACCTCCTGGAGCGTAGTCTGCTTGCGGTAGGGTTTGAGCGTCACCTCGAAGGTCGTGACGTCCTCGTAGGTGTAGCTGGAAAGCGGGATGTCCTGGCCGGCGGTGTACGCGACCTCGGAGAGCTTGCCGGTGATCTTCTTCTGGTGCAGGGTCTCGCCGACGGCAGCGTGGATGGGCGCGCAGGTGGACAGCATCGCCGTGAGCTTCTCCAGCGACTTGGTGAAGGTGTTCACGAGGTCGACGTTGCGCGCGGCTGCGAGGGTCTTGATATCGGGCATTGGGGCCCCTTTCTCCCCTTACTTGAAGAGGTCGATGTTGGCGGCGATGGCCGCCATGCGTTCCTTCTTGTCCTCGATTCCGAGGATGTCCTTCTTGGAGGGCTTGTCCGGCTTGGGCTTGCCGCCGGCCTCGGGCGCCTTCGGCGCGCCGCCGGCCGGTTTCGTGATGGCCGCCACGGCATTGGCCTGCTCGGTGAGGGCGTCCTCGTCCTCGCCGTTGAGCGTCGCCACGATGGAGCGGTCGAGTCCGGTGGCCTTGGCCACGGAGTCGACGAGCGCGGAGCGGGCGGCGCTCGCCTTGAGGGCGGCGTTCTCGCTCTCGAGCGAGCTCAGGCGCTCCTCCACGGTCGGATCCGTCTTGGGCGTTGCGGCCTTGAGCTCGTCGAGCTCCTTAAGGTTCGCCTTCGAGCGGCTCTCCCACTTGCGCGACTCCTTCAGCGCGTTCTCGTAGAGCGCCTTGTAGTCGGGCGCCGGATCGGTCTCTCCGCCCTGTGCAGGGTCAATCGGATCGGTCTCGGCGGGCGTGGTCTCCTTGGCCATGCTCCCTCCATTTCCGCCCCGTGCGGGGCATCGTCTTGCCCCGTGCGGGGCGCTTTTCGGCATGAAAAAGGCCACCCGTGCGGATGGCCTGGTTCAACGTTTTGGCCGGGGCGGCGGGACTCGAACCCGCACGGGCGATGCCCACGTGCTCCTGAGGCACGCGCGTCTGCCATTCCGCCACGCCCCGATGGCACCTGGCCGAGGAATCGAACCCCGGTAAGCGGTTTTGGAGACCGCCACACTGCCATTGTGCTAGCCAGGTGTGTATAATCTGATTTGAAAAGCCCTGGGCGTGCTGGATAGCTAACCTGGGGCTTATTTCTTTATGTCGTCTATGGCCCCGCCCTTGGTCAACAAGATAACGTGGTCGATGTCATGCCTCGACATCTCAAGCCGCACGCGCTTCAGCGCGTCCTCTCTTGTCACAGGGACCTCCTCGCAGTTAAGCACGACGATAGAGGGCTTTACCGGCCCACCTTCCGCCTTTTCGAACTGCCGCACTGCCTTTCTTATATTGCGCTCGATGAACCTAAGCCCGTTGACGCCAGACGCATCGCTTGTCGGGCTCTTCAGCTCGCATAGCTTGCCGTCGAGCAGCAGGTCGATATTGGAAAAGCCCTCCGGCGCGTCCTCCTTGCGGACGACGACCTCGTGACCGGCCGCCCGAAGCGCCTCGTGCGCCGCGAGATCGTAGGAGCCGCCGCGCTCGTGCGCGAAAGTCTCTTTCGGCTTCTTGTACACGATTGGAGGCCCAGGCGAACCGAGCACCGCACGCTTCGCCGCGTCCTTGTCGGCGCTCGTCAGACTTTCATCCTCATCGATGTTCTTGAACTGTGCCCACTGCTCGCGAAGCTCCTCGGGGCGCACGCCCTCCACGAGCTCCGCGTCCGGGTCGTCCTCGAAGCCGGGGACGACCTTGCAGTCGCAGTGCCGGTGGAAGTGTTTGAACTCGCCGGCGGATTTGCGCGTGTGGTAGACCGCGCCGCGACTCGCGAGCATGATGCAGAAGGTGCAGGTCTCGAAACCCGTCGGCACGCGCGCGAAGCGAACGCCCCTGTCCTTGTCGCGGCCCACGTTGGAGATGATCGTCTCATTCAGGCTGCGGAACGCGTCGTTCCTGGCGTACTCGCCGCACGCCTTGGCGAACGCCCCGTCGCCGCCCTTCACGAGCTTCTTCGCCTGGTAGCGCGCGACCTCGTCTACGGACTTCGGCCTGTAGGTCGTCACGGTGACGGCCTGCTGCAGCCTGGCGCCCTCGCGCTCGGCGAGGGCGTCGTACCACTGCGCCGCGAACTCCGCCGCCACGTCGTCGTAGCCCTGGACGAAGCCCTCCATGATGAGCTTCGCGGCCTCGCGCTTCTCGGCGACGGTCGCGTCCCCGTGGGCGCGGCACCAGGCGAGCACGGCGGCCTCCACGTCGGATGCCGCCCTGTCGCCTATCTTCGCCACGGCGCGGTTGTAGGCCGCGAACTCAGCTGCGCTAATCATCGGCGGGCGGCGCGGGCTCCGCCGCCTGGGTGACGCCCGCCATCAGGTCGAGCGCCGCCGAGCGCGTCACGTTGCGCCTGATCTCGGACGAGACGTTGCGCACCTCGTCGTCATCGAGGCCGTTGAGGCGCCAGAAGGTCGGCGTGCCGGCGAAACCCTCGACCACCGAAGCGAGCTTGATGGAGCTGTCGGTCTGCTGGGCCAGCGTCGGCATGGCTGGATTCAGGAAATGGACGGAGACGCCGCAGGCGTCCTCCGCCTCGTCATAGGAGCACCCGAGCTCTGTCGCGATCGCGGCGGTCGCGGCCTTGGCAAGCGCCGCCTTGGCCTCGCGGATGAAGCTCTTGCACTTGAGGATGAGCGGCTCGTTCTCGGCGTAGATGGCCTCTGCGGAGCTTGGGTTATCGCTCATGATGCCGAACTGCCCCACGTGGATGCCGGTCGCTGCGCTCATGCGCTTGCACAGGTTGCCGAAGTGCTCGGTCATGGGCTGCATGCTCGGCTGAGTGAGCTGGCCGAACTGCGGAATCGTGCCGTCCTCGGTCTTGGTGACCTCGAAGATGGAGCCGATGAAGGCGCTCCATTTGGTCTTGTCGGCGAACGCGTCTCCGTCGGTGCCCAGCAGGTACTTCTGCGTGGACGCGGCGAACGCGGCGGCGATCTCCTCGTTGACGTTGGCGCGCATGGCGCAGTCGATGTTCCAGCGCACCTCGGAGTTGATCCTGGACACGCCGAACGGTCGGTCGTCGTCGGGGTTGTGCGGCATGACGAACATGGGCACGGCGCCCAGGCCGTGCTCCACGTACTCCGCCGCCCACTCGTTGCGGCGAACCTCGCGGATGCGCACCATGCGGTCCGGCAGCATCACGTTGACCCAGTCCGGGCGGTCCGTGGGCCGCCCGCGGTCCTTGGCGAAGGAGACGACGAACATGCCGGAGGACAGGCACTCGTGGACGTCGTCCCAGATGCCCGTGCACAGGGTCGGCGGGTACGCCGAGATGCGGGCGTGCCCGTCCTCGTCCGCCGTCACCACGAGCATGGAGAAGCAGTACTTGAGTGCGGAGTTGACGGCCTTGCCGACGCGCGTGGCCATCTTGTTGCGCTTGGCCACGGAGGTGAGCAGGCCGTCGAAGTCCTCATCGTCGGGGCACGTGAACCCGTCGAAGGCGATGTGGTCGCGCATGACCTCCACGCACTTGTATCCCCAGCCGCACGCGACCTCCAGGTCGCGCAGCGAGTCGGGCACGGCGATGCCGAGGTCCTTGAGCATGTTGCGCGCCTCGTAGTAGTCCGAGCGCAGGAGGTTGCCCTTGTAGTGGGTCTGCCAGCTGTTGAGCAGGCAGCGCACCGTCTCGCGGTCCTCCTCGAGCAGGCCGTCGGCGGACGCCACGGCGTAAGGTATCGAGATCAAGTGACCCTCGCCTTCATTCCGGGTTTTCTCTTCGATGTGTTAAGCGCGAGCAGCGCCAGCCCCGCGGCCTCGATGGGCGCGGCGTTGTCG